AGTCGTTTATAACGATTAGGGCAGCCTCGCCTAGTCCATTGTTCTCCACGCTCCAATAAATTCCTGTCGGGTTTTTTGTTTCTTGTTCTAGATATTTGCATATGTCTGCAAGTACTCTAATCTGTCCAGGAATAGCAGTTGTATTATGCTGCCATTCTGCAACTTGTTCGTATGTAGGAAGTTCAAAAACTTGTATTGCAGCAAAGTCGCCGCCGGTACCCATTGACGGGTCAAGTGCAACAACATATGTGTATTGACTTGTTGGCTTCTTGTACCAGCGTGTTTGTCCCATATTAAGTATAGGGTTGCCTCCCTCCATTGTAGCAAGATGAATACTGTTAATTAATGTTTCGTCAAATACTAAGAATTCACAGCCGTATTCACGGCGGAAACGTTCTTCGCCAATACGTCCAATTTCTGCATCACGCCAAGCATCATCACGATCTGGATGCTCGTGCCATTCTGCACGGAAAGCATGGAAGCCATTTATACCTGTATCGCTTTCGTTGCCATATTCGTCAAACTTTTGTTCTGCTTGTTTCCAAATAGTAGCAAATGTATCTTCGTCTGAGTTAGGTGTGCTTGTAATAATTGCACGACCACCTGTTGCTAGTGTAGGCGAAATCGAAGTCCAAAATTCGTCAGCAATGTTTGGTTGCACAAATGCAAACTCGTCACAGTATAATAGCGAAATAGACATACCACGTCCAGTAGTGCCTGTTGTTGTTTGCGACACAATACGTGATCCGTTTTCAAACTCTATTGATCCTTTGTTATATGATATAACACCTGCTCTAATATAATCAGGACATAATTCATATACATATCGTATGCGTTGCATAATTTCTTGCGCACCTGTATATTTGTGTGCAGCAATTAGAATAGTTTGATCTGGATTAAACATTGCATACCAGCACAAATAGATAGCAGCACAAGTAGTTTTACCTGTCTGTCTAGGCATCATATTAATATTAAAACGGAATGTATGGTAAGAATGCATCAAACGCAGTTGATACTCGTAAGGGTCAAATATTAGCTTGCCTTGTACAGGATGCTGAATGTATGCAAACTTTCTTGCAAAATGCAAATACCCTTCGTCTGGATCCATGCACTTGGCAAGATCCTGAATTTGATCTTCAGTAAAGGTTTCTTTTTGATTTGCTTTCTTGGTTAATACACCATCTAACGACTTGCTCATAGTATTATTTAACCAAAAAAATAGCGCCTTGCGGCGCTATTGAATTATTTGGATCAGTGCTGTTTTGCTTTTGCGGCCTTCCATTCGGCCATTAAGTCATTACTAATAGATTCTACAGACATCGGATTGTCACCGTCCTGTGCTTTAGCATATTGCTTTTTACGACGGTTGATTCCACCAGCTAGATCATTTTTCATGTAGTCATCATCTTTGTATTCTTCGTCTGGTGAGTTATCCCAATCTTCGCAAGTCATTTCTTCTTCATGCATTCCACCGCAAATTGGACACGGCTTAGGTCCCATTTCGTCACCGTCTGGTTCCATTGCCATTGCCATGTTGCTGCTAGGCTGCAATCCTGCATTTTTTACCAAATCCATCAAATCTTTGACATTTTCCATGCCAGAAGCATTCAATGAAACATTCATGCTAACTGGTGAGCCCGGATTAGACATTGCAGGAGCTGGCATCGCACCTTCGCCGCATTCGTCTAAGGCTACTATTTTTTTGTAAATATCTCTGATGTCCATAATTAACTCCCTACAACACTTTTAGTGTTCTGTTTATCGTCCATTTTTTTGTTTTCACCTGGTTTTATACCTGTAGCAGGATCAATTTCTCTTTCTTTACGTGCAGCTTCAAGTTCTTTTAGCAAGTCCATTACTCTGCTTTCACCTGCTGACTCTTGTGCGCTCTCACCGCCCATATCTTCTTTGTCAAGTATTGTTTCGTATGGTGATTGGTCTGCTGGTTTTTGTAGTTCTTCAATTGGATCAAACTCCCCACGTACATTTAAATGACTGTGTGGAACACTGCAATTAGCAACTAAGTATTGCTCTAATATGTGACTTGTAACTGGGTATGTAAGCTCTACTTCATATGTAGTCACTTCCATATTTTGCAATGCTGGAAAGTCCATTGGTGTTTCTTGTATTGGAGTCTTTTTACCTGATGATAAATTTAAAACTTCGTATTTTTTAAGATTTGACTCAAGTTTATCTGCAAATCCTTCAGGTAACTCGCCGGCTACCCTAATTTTAAATTTATAGGTCTTTTTAGATTCCATTAAATATTCTGAAAAAGATTTCATGTGCGCACATCCTATTATTCTTTATATATTATTTATCTTTATCTAGCCCTTTGAGCTTCTCTAGCAGACTGTTTCTGTCTGATACAACGTATCCTTCGCCATTTACAATACCTGTAGGTGAAGAATCGTCTTTGTCTAATTTTTCTTTTTTAAGTTGCAACTCGATCATTTTGAGCTTCTTATCCATCTTAGCAACCTTTGCATCAAGTCCTGTCTTGAGCATACTGCCAGCAACTTCAAATACTCTGCCACTGTAACGACTTTCAACATTCATACCAAGATCCATTAGATCTTCGTAACTGCTCAACGCACGTTGCGCAATATCTTCTAGTTCAGCATCAGCCTTTTCGCCTAGTCCTTTTACACTAGGAAGGGCTGCGGCAATCTTGTCAAATTCTGCAATATCTCTAAAAGTTTCTTCTTGTTCAACAACAGCAGAGTGTTTGGATTTTTTCTTTTCTTCTGCTTTTGCTTCATCAATTATTTCTTTAGAATCAGGCAAATTTAGTATTTCTTCTAGTTTCTTTGTCATAACACTATTTATCGGCTATCAAACTCGTATCCATTATTTTCTATAAACTGTTTGTGTTTTTTATAAACATAGTCTTTGGTTGTGCTATCATAATATTCCATGTAGTTTCTTTTTGTAGATGCATTTAAGTGCAGTAATGGTATAAAGCAATTAAGTCTATTTTGTATTTGTTTAAAGTCTTCATGAAGATTTTCATATTTAAGTATTATATTACAACCATTACTATAAACTTCTTGCGATGTTTGTGGCATAGTTAATAGAAATTTTTTAAAACCTATGCTCTTATAATAACGCAACATTGTTGTTGATATTTCTGTATTTTCATCTGGAAGTTTGACTGAATTATCTCCTGCTAAAAATTTTTCTCTTCTTGATATTTCCCAATGATATTTGCTAACATACCAATCCCATGGATTACGTATTACACAAAAAGCATCTTGTATATCCGGGTGTGATTTCTTTACATGTTCGAGCGGAATGTGCCAAAACCAGTTACTATTAATTGAAAAGGGTTCCAACCAAGTTCTAATACTAGTGCCGGCAGTTTTTGGCACATGTATAAAAATTATTTTATTTGAAACTACTGCCATTTGTTAAGTTTTCTTGTATATTAAAGTTAGACTTTACATCACAACTGTATCTACATGCAGGGTGCGGATTGTCTTTTGGCCAAGTTTTTGGATAAAAGTCAAACATTTCTGTTTGAAATATTTTCTTTATTGTATGTATTTTTGTGTTATTAAAATTTTGTTTGTATCCTTTTTTTTGATAAAATTCTTTAATAAAATCATCTTTAAAATTTTGAGAAAGCATTCTATCATGATGAGAAGCTGTCCAGCAGCAAGGCCATATCCTCCCATCAGCTGCCAAATATATACTATTATTGACACTACCGTTAATAGGAAGTACCTTACACTCAATGTTGCATTTGTTATTAGGAGTTGGTAGGTCGTTCGCAGTTTCTACATCGTATTTTATATGAGAATTAGGTGGAGGAGCTTTAGGAGGCTCAAAAAACTTTGTTATTCCTTTTTCTTCTACTACTGAAGCTGGATAAATCCTGTATTCTTCTTTTTTATTTTTATCAAAAACTGGAGTATAGTCTTGTACCCATCTATGACTAGGCCTATAAGTAAAGTTTAAAAATCCGTATTCTTGTGCTAACAACTTGCAATCTTCTACTTGATGTTCGTTATGTTTAAAAACATTCATCATCCAAATTGCTCTGCCGCCAGCATTTATGTATTCTTTTGCATTTGAAATTACAACATCATATCGTGTGTTTCGTCTATACAAATGATGTGTATCTTCTAATCCGTCTATTCCAAACTCTACATGGACTTTTCTATGTGTTGCTAACCACCTCCAAAATTCTTTGTTTAAGGCTCCGCCGTTGGTATTAACTTTAATTTGTAAGATATGATTTTTATTAATAATCGTTTGTAGCAATCCTTTAGGATCACTGTGTTTTACAATATCTCCATAGTTGCCATTGACAGCTACATGTTTAACAGATGTTAGTTCTGGCTGATTTAAAACAGAATCGAGTTCATCTTTTGACCATTCTGTAACATTAAGCCATTTAGCAGTATCAAGGGTACCTTTCCAATTTCTAGGACATTGTGGGCATCTGGCATTACAATCCGATGTGGGTTCTAAATGTAAATGAGTTATAGGTTTGCCGTACATGGAAGTATTTACTACTTTCTTCTGCCTGTGTGAAAAATATCTCCCTCATTGATAACCCTAAAGAAAATTCCTTTTTGCTTACACCAAGCTCTAGCAGCCATCCATTTTGCTTGATTGACAACATAATGTGCTTGATTGGCTCTAGATTTTCCTAGGTTTTCTCTAAAAGTTTGATTGGCGGGTTTAACTTCAATGAGTTCAACATTTTGCTTTCCTTTAGCATCGGCATATGCAATAAAAAAATCTGGAACATATATTGTATGTTTTCCAGTTAAAGGATTTCTATATGGAATACGTATTGCTTCACTGGCCCATTGACTAACACTAGGATGTTCGTCACAGAATCTCATAAAGGCAAATTCCCAACTGCTACGATAAGTTGGTACTTTTGTTCCTATGTATTTGTTAGGGTTTTTAAGGGTGTATTTACCTTGGGCAAACTTTGCCATGATCTACACCTTTATGTTTCTACGTTCTACTTTATCAACAGTTTCTGTTCTTTTATAACCTATAGAACTTGATTTAGGCCTATTATAGTTTATAACTTCTGCTACAACTGCACTTAATTGCACATCGTCCAAGCCTTTCATAGTATCTAAAATTTTAAATATTTTTATACCATCAATTTTTGCTTGCTTCAATAATACTGAAGAAACTGCAACTGCTGCACTTTGCTCAAATCCTCTTTTTGTAAAAAATGCTAAAACAGAATCTACATCGTTTGCTGCAAATTCAAGAGGCTTATCATAGTACCTATCAAAAAATTGATTTATTTCTTTATCTGATTTTTTTGGGATGTCTGCTTTGGGTAATGCTGTCATATTAACTTCCAGTTACTTTTGCTGCTAATGCTGCTTGGTCCGATGGACCTAATTTAGAATATGCATCTTTCATAGCATTTATGCCCCCAGATCTGCCAGATGCTTGGTAATCGTTTTGGAATTGAGCAAATTTTGCTGCTTCAAGTTCTGCAGGATTATTTGGACCTTTTACGGCATTTGAAACAGCACTCAGTCCTGCAACTGCCACTGTTGCAATGGCTAAATCTTTTGCTCCGCCGCTGCCGCCATTTTTAGGAAAGAACGTCTGAGCAACACCACTTACATCAATACCTGCTGCTGATCCAATTGCGTCTGTTAGCAATCTAAATCCTTGTTCTCGTAGTCCATCTTTAGACAAATTCCTAAAATTGCCAATTAAATTTACTGCTGCTATTCCTGCTTCTAGAGGATTATTAAAGTTCTTGCCTTTGGTAATATAATCATATAGATCTATTGCACCGCCAAATATTCCACCTAATCCAAGTGTGCCACCACCTAATAATGTAATAGGACTTGGTGTAGAATCGTAGTGTGAAGGATCTCCAAAACCTACTGGATCTCCGTTTGCTCCGGCTGTTACATTTCCTCTTAGATAATGTACTGCTTCATAAGCAACAGTAATAGTATTAAGCATAGTACTGCCATCGCCACTATCTACACTATCATGTTTCCAATCTGTAATGATAGGATTTACTAGAGTGTATGTTGTATAACTCTTACGAGCCATTTGGCTGATTTGAATGTTTCTAAAGAAAGGAACACTAATATTATTATCTAAACCATACTTGTATTGGTTTGCTCCGGATCCTTTGTAAGTTTGGTCTCCTGAACCAGCTTTATTAAATGCGCCAGGATCATTGCCATAGTTACCATCTGCAAAATAATATCTATAATATGCTTCTAATAATGCTGTTGTAACACCGTAGTTATCATCATGGAATTGTATTGTTACAGGCTGATATGCTATAGCTGTCTGTACATTCTTTTTACGGTTGTACTTGTTTTTTGTTTCAACTTCTGCTCTGAATGTAGGTAAGTCTGCACTTTTAACTAGCATACCTATTTCTAGATTATGCTTATTCCTTAGATCAGGAAGTACATTAGATGCTGCTGGATCTAATACAAAATGGCAATGATAGAGATGCTTATGCTTTGGAGCCAGGCGTTGATTATCGGTAACGAACAGCCTATTAGCATGTTGCCAATCCGCCATATTACCTTTAGGGCCTAACACCCCTGCTGCTACATTGTCGAGAAATCCATTAAACTTGCTTGCCATACTAATATTTATCTATATGAATTAAGTGCGTAGATAATAAAAAAGGGAGCATAAAGCTCCCTTTAACTAGTATTAACTATATTTTATACGCCGCCGCCAGTTACTAGAGTATTAACTGTACGTCCAACTGCTGTACCAACGCCAGTACCTTGTGGTGTCTGGATTGCGTTATCATATTGGATTTCTAGTGTAATTCTCATCGGATCGTTGTTAGCATATGCAAGTTCGTTATAGTTTGCATTTACTACAAAGCAACCATATAGTTCAAATGTTTCTAGTACAGTTGGTGTGTTAGCACCGTTACCGCCGTCTAAGATTTCAATACGTGTTGTAAATTTGTAATCTTGACCTGATGCTGCGCTTGACTGTTCGAAGAAGTCGAACTGCTTCTGTAACTGTTCGCCTACTAACTTTTGAACGTTGTTATTAACATCTTCACGTAAGTTCAATGTAATTGGGGACCATGTATGCTTTCCTGCTAGATATGCTTTGGAGTTATATACTGGAATCTCAATTGGTTCAAAAGCAACTGTCGGTCTAGTAACATCTACAACCTGTTTTGTAAGTTCAGTTGTTGGTGTCGAAACACCAAAGTTTTCCAGTGATACCCTAAAGCGGTATTGTAGCTTTGGCATCAACAAGCCCTGATTGCTTGCGCTGTCTCCGCTCGCTAGTGGCACTGTGATTTTTGATAGTGTTGAAATTGCCATTTATTTGCTCCTGTTATATCTATTTATCATCTTATAGACCTGCTATTTCCCCAGTATTTTTCAAACGCAATGGAATGTAAATAAATTCAACTGCTTTGACTGGTTCAATTGCAATATCTAAGTAGAGCTCATTTCTGTCAATTCTACTTGGTGTATTGTTTGATTCATCACAAACTACCAAGAAGTCGTACAGTGCTCGTTGTCCTACAAGCTCAAGCATTAAGCTCTCTGCTGCTTGTTTGATCTCATCACGTGTGATCTTATCATTTGGTTCAAAGATGTAAGGCTTAGCAAGTTGATTCAACTGGCTGCGTAGGTAAATTACCAAACGTGCTACGTTGATTCTGTCTAATGCGCTTGAACCTCTTGCACGAGTCTTTTGACCGTAGTTTACAAGTCCTGCACCACTAATGAATGTAATTGGATTAATTGCTTGTGCGTATAATGTATCACGTTGACCTTCGTTCAACGCTACTGTTACAAATTCGCCTTCTGCATCTACAAACCCTGTTGCTGTTGCATTAGTAATACCACCACGTCTTGTGC